ATCCACGCCGGCAACACCAGCCCGCGCGCGCGGACGGGGACGCACTGGAAACTTCTGTGAGGCGATTCTAAAATGTTCCCACCACTAAGCGGCGGTTACGGCTATCCGGCTCTAGGATTATTTGGAGCGTTAGAGGGATATGGAAGTCTTGACCTCACTGTCTCTTCGCCGCCTCAATCTTTTGTTGAGCCTCTGACTTTCGCGGAGGTTCAGGAGTTTCTTCAACTGCCCGATTCCATGGCAACCGCGCAAGCGGTAACGCTGAATATGTTCATTTCGGCGGCGCGGGAACAGGCGGAGATTCTGCAAGGCCGCGATCTGGTGACCAAGCAGTGGGACATCAGCTTCGACTTCTGGCCGGCATACCACATCCGGTTGAGACCGAACCTGCAAAGCATCGACCTGTTCACTTTTAAGGACGCCACAGGGGCGCTACACAACCCTGTCCAGGGCACGGATTACGTGGTGGACTTTACCAAGCAGCCCGGCATTTTGACGCCGCCTTACGGCGGAATGTGGGCCAGCTTTACGCCGTGGCCCTCGGGCGCGATTCTGATCCGGTTCACCGCGGGCCTGTTGCCCACCGCGGCCTTTTGGAGCGATGCGGGCGCGCGGGTGAAGGTGGGCATGAAGCTGTTGATTTCAGCGTGGTTCAGCGGGCGGCTGCCGTTTGGGGCGAGCTGCCAAGAGATGCCGTACGCCGTGACTTCGTGTCTGAGCTACGGGGCGGTTCCGAGGGTGCGATGAAGACATTGAGAGATTATCTTCCTTTTGCGGCGCTGGGCTTTTCGCTGTCCCCCATAGGGGCGCTGATTCTCATGTATCTGTTCACGCCGCATGTGCGGGCGCAACAGACCACGTTCCTGGCTAACTGGGCCTATGTAGAAACGCGAGAGGCTTTCAGCTTCAACCCGCCGCTCACGCCTTTCACAACCCCCGTCGTTTTGAAGAACGCGCCTGCCACAGACGCTACCGGCGCACTGATCTATCCCGTGCTGGTGTATCTCGGAAACCCCGTTACGGGCGGCGGACTGGCATGGCCCTTGAGCTATACGCTTGCCGGCAATCGGATCACGTTCGACCCCGCCAACATTTTCAACCTGAACCGTCCCAGCGTAGCGAATGCCACGGAAATACAAGTCATCTACGTCTACTCGCCGACCGACGCCGCGCTGGCTGCAGCCGCCGCGGCCAATGCTGCAGCCGCCGCGGCCACTTTAGCCAAGCAGCCTCCAGCGAAGCAGCCGCAGTGAGCCGGCCGCGAACTCGCCGGCACGGCGACCGGGCCATGTACAACGCCGGCTGCCGGTGTCCCCTGTGCAAGGAATCCAAAAAACTGGATAGTCGAGGCAGGAGCCGTGGCAAGAGCGGCTATGAGGATAAGCCGGAAATCCTCGGAGCCTTCGAAATCTGGAGCCTGCAAAGGCAAAAAGAATGGGCCAGAGCATGAGCGTTTATTTTGCAATTCCAAGCTGCCGGCCGGCCGCTGAAGCGGAGCCGGTCCTGGCCAAGTGGCGCGCGGCGGGCTACCGCGTGGCGGTTTTGCGGCAGGGCGAGCTCGTCAACGCGGATGTCACGATTCCCACCGATCGGTATCTGGGATGGGCGGCGTCAATCAACATTTTGGCTCGTTTTATTTTGGAACACGATGCCGGCGCACAGTTCATTGTCAGTGGCGGGGACGATACGGAACCCGACGCGCGCGCAAGCGCAAAAGCTATCGCGGCGGAGTGCCAGAACCATTTTGACGGCACCTTCGGGGTCATGCAGCCCATCGGAGATTTAGAGCTTTGGCCCGGATCGGCAATTGACAAGTTTGCCGGCAGCCCGTGGATGGGGCGCGAATTCTGCCAGCGCATGTATCAAGGACACGGCCCGATGTTCGAGGGCTACCACCACAATTGGGCGGATGAAGAGCTGCAGGAAGTGGCCATCAAGCTGGGCGTGTTCTGGCAGCGTCCGGACGTGACCCATCGGCACAACCACTGGATGCGCACGGGCTCGGAGCGTCCACAACCGCCTTCCTGGAGCGCGATAGCGCAGGACTATCAGGATTATCACGCGCTTTTCCGTTCGCGCAAAGCGCGTGGATTTCCGGGGCACGACCCGTTGGAGGCATCGTCTTGACCGAGCGCGAGTGGGCCACGGAGATCGTCGCCAACGCGGCCACGCCGGCCACGATCATCGAGCTGGGCGCCCACCACGGCAACGATACCGTGGAGCTGTACGACGCGTGCGCCAAGCCGTGCCGGTACGTGGCCGTCGAGGCCGATCCGCGCAACGTGCCGGTGCTGTGCCGGCGGCTGCTGGGCCGGCCGGTGAACGTGATGCACGCGGCGGTGTGGGACGACTGCGGGGAGATTCCGTTCCATCTGTGCGAAGGGAATGCCAACGGGTCTAGCAGTGCGCGGGAGCCGCTGAAGCACCTGGAATGCTTTCCCACGATACCGTTTTCGAATGTGGTGCAAGTGCCCGCGCTCACATTAGACGCAATCGCGGATGCGTACGGCATTCAGCACACTGCTTTGATTTGGTCCGACATCCAGGGCGCGGAAAGAAATATGGTTGCCGGTGGGAGAAAGACTCTGGCGCGGACTTCGTGGCTCCTGACCGAGTGCGACCGCATCGAGATGTACGCCGGGCAGGCGACGCGGGACGAGCTGCTTTCGATACTCGGATCTGCCTGGGAATTGGTTGCGGAGTGGCCGGAAAACGCAAACTTGTTACTGCGAAACCGGGCTATCGCGTGGCCGGAGACTCGGATGCTGGCAGCATGAAACTCGTCGCTATTATGCCAGTCCGCAACGAAGACTGGGTGCTCGGGCTCTCCGCGCGCGCCGCGCTGATGTGGTGCGATGACCTGGTGATTTTGAATCATGCCAGCGAGACGCAGGCCTTTTTTGCCGTGTCCGAGGAATTCCGCGGGCGCGTGCCGGGGTTCACCGTCGAAACCCCAGAGTGGCAGGAAATGCGCCACCGCCAGGCGCTGCTCGAGTGGGCGCGCGATCGCGGCGCTACGCACATCGCCATTGTCGACGCGGACGAGATCCTGACCGGCAACCTTCTGCACTCGATCCGCGGCTATGTCGAACGGCTTGCGCCCGGCCAGATCCTGCAATTGCCGGGCTACAACCTGCGGGGCTCGATCAACCGCTATCACGCGAATGGGGTCTGGGGGGACCGGATCTTCAGCTTCGCGTTCAAAGACGATAAGCGGGCTAATTGGCAAGGAGACGGATTTCATCACAGGGAACCGTTCGGATTTCCTAATTCTCCTTTTATGCCGGTACCTCAGGGACAAGGGGGAATCCTGCACCTGTGGGGAGCAAATGAACGCCGCCTGATCGCCAAGCACGCGCTCTACAAGATGACGGAGCGGCTGCGCTGGCCGAATAAGCCAGTCATGGAAATCGATCACCTGTACAGCCTGGCCATCTATCCGCAGGCCTCGGTGGGCACGCGGCTTACCTGCCAGTGGCGTTATGCGGAGACTTGCCCCACCTGGTGGGAGCCGTATCGGGATCTCATGCACTACTTGAACCTTGGCGCGGAGCCGTGGCAGGAAGCGGAGTGTCAAAGGCTGTGGCTTGAGCATGGGGCCGCGCGGTTTGCGGGATTGGATTTATTTGGTGTGGTGAAGATGAGCAGGGGCGCGGCGTGAAGGTTTTTGCTTTCTTCTGCGCGGGCATCCTGACGGTTCCAGCCGCGCAAGCGGTGAAAATCAATATCACGAACGTGGCCGCGGCGACTACCATCGCCATCAACGTTCTCGAAATCAAATCGACCGCCGCAAAAGCACGCGCGGCGGCGAAGGCAACGAAAAAGGCGGCTGTGAAGGTCGCCAGGAAAGTAGCAGGAAAATGACATACAACAACGTAACGCCCGCGCAAATCGCCGACTTCAAAGCCAAGGCGGCGGCGGACCCTAACACGACCGTGGCCGAATTGCCAGATGGCACGTTCAGCATTCACAGCCACGGCGTCACGATTACGGCGTCCTATGCGCCTGCAACCGAAGTGCTGACAGTAAACTCCGGCTTCTTTTTCCACGACATGGTAGACAAGCGAGTCAAGGCCGCACTGGGCCGCGTATGATCCACTTCGTCTCGATGGTCAATTACGAGGGGCTGCTCCTGGCCATGACGGAAGGCGGCGCCGTGTGGCAGTTTCACCCGACCGGCAACCCCGCTGCGGACCAGCCTCTTTACTGGACGAAGGTCGCGGACGGGCCGCTTCACAACATGGGCGTGGACTAAACAATGAAAAGCGCTGTCGCCGCCCTGTTCCTGGCCGCCGCGCTCTGCGCGCAGGCGCCGCCGCCCATGACGCCAGCCGAGCGCGCCGCGGCGTCCGACCGCGAGCATGAGCGGATCATCGCCGAGATCAACGCGGCGATGAACAGCCCGGCTATGCAAGCGGCCATGGCGGATATCGAGCACGTACAACGTTCCTGGAACGTTAGCCTAACCGGGCTAGAGACTCCGCAGGACAGGACACCGTATCGTGAGGCACAGCGTTACCTGCCTCGCTAGGAACGTTGTCAGGACAAGGGCTATAACGTTGGGGAATTATATAATGGCAGAGTGCCAGATTCGGATGACTACATGCATATTGAAAAGCCACGGGGTTAGCCCTTGGCTTTCTTCGCGGCCTTTTTCGCGCGTTTCTTCCCCGCTTTGCTCTTCGGTTTCGGGCGGTAGTTCAACACTACGTCCGCAATTGCGTCTAGCTCGGTTGGCGGCTTCATGCGCAGAGCCTCTTGTACGTGAGCCGCTTTCCGACAGTCGCGTCAACGAAGCTATCCAGCCGCTCCGTGGTGTGGTTGGCAACGTTCCCCTCGTTGAGTCGCCATGTGAACTCATCGACGTAGCGGAACAGGTGCTTTTTGCTGGCATGGTGGTAGACGCCATGCAGCCCGCGCTTGAGGACTGCCCACACACTCTCGATACCGTTCGTGTGAGCCGCGCCACGCGCGTATTCGCCCGCGCCGTGGTTCACGGTGTCATGGCGAAAGAACAGGCCGTCCAGGTCGCTGTACGCGCCGTGCTCATCGGTGTAGAGCTGCGACCCGGCTTCCACCGCGCCGTGGATCTCATTCTGAATCGTGCCGAGTCCGGTATCGGGAATGACCTTGGCGAACGTTCGCCCGCCGCGTTCTCTCATGCCGAGCACAGCGACTTTGCCGACAGCGCCGCGCCCCAACTTCAGTTTCTTGTGTTCGTGCTTGTTGGCTTCCAGTCCGCCAACAAAGCACTCATCCACTTCGACGATACCCCGGAGCTTTTCGAGTCCGCCTCCGGGTCCGTCACCGCCGCACGCCTCACGCAAGCGACCAAGCACGAACCATGCGGACTTTTGCGTGATGCCGATTTCTTTCGCCAACTGCATCGAAGAGATTCCCATGCGGGCGGTGACCAACAGGTACATAGAGTAGAGCCACTTGTGGAGCGGTACCTTGCTCCGCTCCATCACCGTGCCAGTGCGGACGGTGAAGTCCTCCGCGCAAGCAAGGCAGCGGTAGAAACCGGGCTTGCGCGTGGCGCATACGCCAAGGGTGCTGATGCGCTCTCCAGAGCGACAGGACGGGCACGTAACGCCCTTCGGCCAGATACGCCCTTCCAAGTAGAGCCGCGCCGATTCTTCGTCGGGATACATGGCGAAGAGTTGAAAGGTGCTGATTGTGGAGCGAGACATTTAGCGCTCCCTCTGTTCGTGGCGTGCCTGTTCCAGTCGTGCCAGAGCCAAGCATTCCCGTTTGTAACGCGCGGCCTCAGAGCGATGAAGCCCGCGCCGGTTAAGGTCCGCCAATGTCACGAGAAAACCACGGACCCAGCCTTGAGCGTCCCTCCAAGTGCGTCCGTACTGATCCCAACTCGGCAAAGCCGGGGCGTTTCGCGGGCAAAGATAACTCATCTTCGCCCCGCTTCTTTCGCTACCCCGTACCGCGCGGCGATGTCCGCGCAATACTCAGCGGGCCATGTATCGTATTCGCCTTCCCGGAGCGAACGATTGCCGACATCAAATCGGAATCGCTAAGTTTGGCGGCAACGCGCCATGTCTGCCCCATCGGGATACCATCCCTGCGGAGCCCTGCGGTTTCCAGCGCGGAAGCAGCGGCTTCGTACGTATCGACTGCGCCGAGTCCGGCCAGTTTCATTGCTCTCGTTTGGCTCTTGCTGATGGGCGTTTCCATATCTCTATAGTAGCTGACTACACGGCGGATGTCAAGAGAAAATGTGTAGTCATCTATATAATTCCCTAACGTTGGCTTAGACGTGGTGAGGACTTCGCCTAGGCTTAGCTCAAGACGTGGTTCTGAACGTGTTCAAATCTGGCGCCCTCACCACGTAATAACAATGTTATAACATCGCTTCCGCGTCGCAGAGCATAGCTCGCGCCACGTTTATGACAGGGCTTAACGTGGTTATTTTGCTGTGGCTCGGTTGGGGCAGCGTACGGACGTTGTTATGACAGGGCTTAACGTGGTTGTGGGGGCTCGCGCAAGCGTCACGGCGCGGATGAACGCCTACGCGGCGTGCCGCCGAGCGCGGCCGCGGTGGAAGCTCTGGCGCAAGCGCTGCAGGTACTGACCCCGAATCCTCCCAATCTCCAACCGCGCCCGGCGATCCGGGCGGAAAGAACAAACACTATGAGCCTCATCCTGTCCATCGAACACGCCCTGGCCGTCGCCATCGGCGATCTCAAGAAATCCGCGAAAGTCATCCAGGGTCCGGTCCTCGCCGCACTGGTCGTTGCTCACGCGGACGCGCCCATGATTGAAGCCGTGAGCGGCATCGTATCGCCGCAGATCGCAGACCTGGAGCGCACGGGGGACGCCGTTCTTGGCGTGGCGATCAAGACCATCGGCGACGCATCCGCCGTAGTGAACGCGGATGGAAGCGTCAACATCACCATGGCTGCTGCGCTGGTTAGCGACATCAAGAGCATCGCGCCGCTGGTCACGAGCGCTGCGAAGTCTTCCGGCGTTCTGGCGTCCACTCCCTCTGCTGTAAAGAGCGCGTAAGCGCTAAAGGAAAACGCCATGCTAATTCTTCTCATTCTTCTCTTGCTCTTCGGAGGCGGATTCTATGGTTACGACAGAGGCGGCGGGTATGGGCTCGGGGGAGTCATCATCCTCTGTCTCGTTCTCTGGCTCATCTTGCGCGGGCGCTGGTGACGTTTCAAGAGCTGCTGGACGCCGCTAAGAAAGCCCCGCACGGAATCGCGCAGGACGGCGCGTTCCGCATCAACATAATGAAGCGCACAGACGGTTCTGAGCGTGCGGACTGCTTCATCTTCAGCAAGCGGGTGAGGCGTCCAGTCTTAGAAGCCGCCATGGCCCCTGTCTCCAGGCGCGTCCAATGAAAACCTCACCCGCCGGCATCGCGCTGATTGAACGCTTCGAAGGCCTGCGCCTGAAGGCTTACGAGGATGGAAACGGAAAGTGGACCCTGGGATACGGGCATACCGCAAACGTCACTGCCGGGTGTTTTGAAACCCAAGAGCAAGCGCAGGCGTATCTCTGTGCCGATCTTAAAACGGCGGAAGCTGCTGTTACGCGACTCGTTTCTATTCCTTTGACGCAAGGGCAATTCGATGCGCTTGTCAGTTTCACGTACAACGAAGGGCAGGGCAGATTGGCCGGCTCGACGCTGCTGAAGCTGCTGAACGCCCGCAAGTTTGCGGCGGTCGAGGGCGCGTTCGGCTCCTGGGAGATTATCGCGGGCCAGCATTCCGACGGGCTGGAGGTTCGACGCCTGGCCGAGGTGGCGTTGTTCCGATCATGAACGGCTCCGAAGACCATGGCGTCGTCGTGGACCCCAACCACTGCGAATCCTGCGCGCGGTACGCAGAAGAAATAAAAGACCTGCGCCAGCGTCTCGCCGAAGCGCTGGAACTGAGCGAGCGCCTGCGCAAGATAGCCGGGCAGGGCAACGAGTGGAAATGAATTGACTTGGCCATCCATCAATCCGGGCGAATTGCGCCACCTGGTCACGATCAACCAGCAACAGGCAACCACCGATGCCTCTGGTAATGAAGTGGCCATGGTGGAGCTGTATCCTGACGTACCGGCAAAGTGCGTCGTGGTCAAGGGAACGGACGTCCTTCGATCCGGGCAGCAGACCACCCAAACCTTCCTCACGGTCACTATTTGGTTTCAGCCTGGGATCCTCGCCGACATGCAGTTGACACGGGAGAACGGGACCGAGACGTATGTGATTCAGTCCATCGACAACGTGAACGAAATGAACATCGTCCTGGTCCTGAACTGCCTGGCGATGGGCCGCAACAGCTAGCCTGATCTGGCCAATCTGGCCGCGTGGCCTGATTGGCCACAACCCCCAAAACAAAATGCTTGAAGCCGGCATCGTCGAACTCGTGATGGCCAATTCCGCGGTGCTGGCGATCGCCACAACGGGCGGGTACCTTCTCTCGCTTCCCAAGGACCTCCTGACAACAGTTACGGCGTCCTGGTCCTACCAAAACATCAGCGATCACAGCGATTATGGTTTGCGCGGAGAACACGGCTTCGTGACCCGCCGCTTGCAGATCGATTGCTTCTCGGACTCGACACACCCAGGCCTGTGCATCACGCTGGCGAAGGCCATTGACCACGTGCTGAGCGGATATATGGGCACGCTTCCGGATACAGACGCAACCTTCGTCTACGGCTGTTTCCGTTCCGATCTTCAGGACTTCTTCGACGACGCGGGCCGGACGTACCGGCGAATGCTTGAGTACGAAATCAATTTCTTCCAACAGTAAAAAAGGAGCAGTACAATGCCAGCACTAGTAGTCACCAACACCACCCCCAGCCAGGGCAACAGCGGTTACGGCGCACAGTTTTGGGTCGGCGCGGGAAGCCCGATTGTCTATACCCCGGTTATCGAGGTCGCCTCGATCAACAACAAGAAATTCTCCGTCCCGGCCATCGACACAACCCACCTTCAGTCTCCCTACGCCACAGAGGAAATGTATCCGGGAATCAAAAAGCCGGGCACGATAGAATTGACCGGCAACTGGATCGGCGATGCGAGCCAGACCGTATTCGACACGCTATCGGCGGGGCAAACGATTTTCCCTTACCAGATCACCGCGGGCATGCAGCGGGACAGCAAAACCGCAACCGCGTCCGGCTATTGTTTTGTGACGGAATCCGAAGACGGTCCGTACGAAGCGAACAAAAAGATCGATTTCAAAGTCACCCTCCAGAAAACCGGCCAAACCGTCCTCGTAATCGCCTAACGTGATCGCCCACAGGCTCACCAAGCCGGTCGAGATCGCCTTTGCCGGCGCGCGCTGGCGCCTGCTGTTCACCCACCGCGTGCTCCTCGATATCGAGGAGCTAACCGGCCTGGACGCCATGCGGGTGAACCTCGCCCAGCCGTCCGCCAAGCTGCTGCGCGCGGCCCTCTTCGCCGCGCTCCGCGAGGCCGGCGCCGCCATTTCGCTTGGCGATGCCGGCGCGCTCTTGCGGCCCGGC